TGCCCATAATAGAGTATGAGTTCTCTTCCAAGGCACTAGACAGTTATGTTTGGGCAATGAACAGGCATTTGTCCGCAAAGATGCAGCCGGACATGGCCACAGTAGCTGATTTTTAAACAATGACCAATGAATGTATTAACAGCTTTGTGGCATAAATCATGGCTTAAAGACCCGAGCCTAGAGGCTTCCTTCTCGATTACCCAAAAGGTCAGGAGCAATGGTCCGACGCAAAAAAAGCTAAAGTATGAGAAGAATCTTATGAGGGTCTTCTATGATAGACAATATAGGGATTATTTGTGCTCTTTCACTCTTATGGTGAAAACAGGTGAAGTCCATGCGACTACAGACATATAGCTGGACAAGGATGGTCACATCACTGGCGTGTCCGCTAGACCAAGAGCTATTATGAATCCCACAAAAGGAGCTTTCGGATTGATGTAAGCAGTACAGACAGAAATTTTTCCCTTGATTAAGGCTGTCATTCCGGGCTTCATCCATAGCATGACTTCCATTGAGATATTAGCTCTAATTAAGAGCAAGATTCGGTCGGATTATAAGGCCATCTCTATAGACGGCAGCGCATTTGACTCTTCCCAGTTTGAAGCCTTGATGCAATGTGTGGACGACACATTCTGGCGATTTATGTAGCCATATGTACGGAAGATAATTTAGCACAACTGGGAAGCGATGGCTATACCACCCAGCAACACAGTCGATGAAATAACCGGAAATTTGATGGAGGCACTCTTGCAATCCAGGAATACTGTGTTTGTAAAAATCCCTGGCGTATAAGCGCCAGACTGGCCTAATCATGTGCGAGCTCGATTTTATCGAGATGTTGACGAATCCTTTAAGTGGAAGGGAACTCGTCCAGAGAAAGATTGGATTTTCATGGAGCTGAACGGCACGACCTTCAGCGGCCATTCGACGAAGACCACTCTAGGCAACACTCTCCGGACGCTTTGCTACGCCTGGTACTACCAGAGGTAAGCAGGAATTTCCAGGACACCTTGGGATTGTGAACAGGTGTTTACTATAGCGTCAGGTGACGATTGTGTCATGTTCGTCCATCCCGATCACGCATAGCATTTATATGACACGATTATGAATTTGTCGTGCAGAAACACCAGACTCTAGATAGTGGGTCTGGGACAATGTATAAAAGAGATCCAGATTGGCAAATTTTACGAGATTGAATTTTGCTCAAAATGGTCCGACTCTGCTGATGGATCTCTAGAGTCGTGGAAAATGTGCAGATCCATTAAAAAATTAATGACCACAAAACAATATTTCACGGGTCGAAATAAGCACATTCTTCACGATCCTTATTTGCACCGAAGAGCTATACATGACGGCTTCTCAACAGAGAAGGTATCACGCCTCATAGAGGACATGCTCAAGGTCCAGCTGGACTAGCTCTAGCGGCCCCAGATAACGGAGGAGTAGCTAATAAGCACTCTCAAGAAGGCCAAGTCAGTGGCGTTCGCTTAGGCGAGCTCAGACTACGAGATGGAGTAGTACGTGAATAATAGGATGGGCTACTCTCTCAAAGACCTGTGGCAGCTCAAGGAAGAGAAAGTCATTTACGCTGGTCGATCCAGACA